ACGACCTAGGAATCCGGAGTTTTAACTTCGCTTCCGCTATCAGCGCCAACACTCTCGTGAGCGTGTCAGGCGACAACGCTGCGCAAGCAGCATCAACCGGAGCCGCAGCAATCGGAGTTGTCCAAGATGACACCGCCGCAGCTGATCAAGGCGCCGTTAAAATGTTTTTCCCATCGCAGTTCGGCATCGTAGCCGCCGCCGGTATCGTTACCGCAGGCAGCTCGGTTTTCGCTGTGACGAACGGAACAATCGTCGGAAGCCTCGCAGCCAGCGCCGCGACTCTCGGCATCGCGATCAACAGCGGCGTAGCCGGTGATATCGTGGAATACGTTCCTAAATTCAACCAATAATTTAACACTACTATGGCACTCTCATACACAACCATTCGCGCAGACATCGCCCAGGCTGTCTTCGAAGGTCTCAGCAACAAAAACAATTTGTTCATCGGCACAGAAGTAATGCCCGTGTTCAGCTCAGACGTTCGCTCCGGCGCATATCTGAAATTGAACCTCGGTGACTCCGAAGCCCTAAACGACGACGCGCTCAAGATCGCCGCTGGTGCTGGATACCCCCGCACAAGCCGCCGTTTCACAAGCGACTCGTTCGATGCTATCGAATACGGTCTTGAGGAAGTTCTTCCTGACTCCAACCGCCGCGATCTCGATAGATTCTTCGACACCGAAGTGAACATCGCCGCGATGCTTCTTCGCCAGATCCAAGTCTCCCACGAGGCCCGTGTTGCTTCCGCAGCATTCGCCGCCAACGGACTGACAGCGATCAGCGCCAGCGCAGCCTACACCGAAGCGAACATCACCAGCTTCGACGTCCCCGGCGACGTTGCCGCAGCAAAGCTCGAACTCGCCAAATACGGCGTTCTTGCAAACACCTTGATCATGTCCATGCCTGTGTTCGAGCGCATTCGCCGCTCGGCCAAGGTTCAAAACCAGTTCTTCGGCATTGTTCCTTCCGATCAAAGCCGTCTCCTCAGCGAAGGCGAAGTTGCCGCCGCTGTTGGAGTCGACCGCGTTCTCGTTGGTCGCGCACCGAAAAACACAGCCAAAAAAGGCCAAGTGTATTCGGGTGGATTCATCTGGTCTAATACCTACATGGCCCTTGCCAACACAGTTGGTGGTGACTTCTCCGGTGGTGGATTCGGTCGCACTATTGTATGGGCCGCAGACAGCCCCGTACCTTTCGTCTCCGAAACCTATCGTGACGAAGCTCGCCGCGCTGACGTTCTCCGTGTTCGTCAGAACAGCGCCGAGAAAGTCATCGACGGATCGAGCATCATCCGCATCACGACTGGATTCTAAGATTCCCCGCAAGTAAGCATCGGAAAAGCCACCTCGAAAGGGGTGGCTTTTTTGCGTTGACACGCTAGCCTTTTTGTAAACATGAAACAAAAACAGAAGCTAGTCGCAGGGCTTATCTGCGGCAACGAAGAGCCGCGCATCGAGCGATGCGTAAAATCACTTCAACAAATCTGCGATGAAATTGTAATTGTCCGCGCCATTGGATCACTCAAGCCAGATCGCACGCTAGAGATCGCAAAGGAACTAGGTTGCCACGTTGACGAATATCTCAACTCTCCGCTAGTCGCAGACTGGGAACATCTCGACAATTTCGGCGAAGCCAGGAACAAGGCGTTTGCGAAGGCTTACGAATTAGCCGGCAAAGATGGATGGGTAATGTGGGCAGACTGCGACGACATCATTGAACCGGCAATGGTCGCGCCTACGCTCGCCGCACTTGAAGAATGCCCACCAGAGCAGGACTGGATCTTGACCGACTACGTTATTCCAGAACAAGGGAAACGCGCACCACGCGAGCGTTTCTTCCGTTTCCAGACGGCATGGTGGCATCGTCCAGTGCATGAAAACGCGCAGCCTACAAAAGATGTTCAGGTCTATATGCGGCGTGACTTGGAGATAGTTCACCAACCGCCGCTAGGTCACAGGAATAGCAGCGAGCGAAACCGCCGCATTCTAATGCACCAAGACCGGATGACTTCGCATTTTAAATTCTATTTGCACTACGAGAACTTCATTGCTGGCAACAAGGAACTCGCTGCGAAATACGGCTCCGAAGCATTGGCCTTGAGCGATCTCGACGGCGTAAACCGCTACGAAGTATTGTTAAACTGTGCTAACCTGACGTCAGGAGCAACATCGCTCAACCTAGCACGCAAGGCTAGAGAGCTTGAACCTAAGCGCCGCGAAGCCTACGGACTGGAAGCAAGCATCCTTCTTGACGACAAAAAATACCAAGATGCGTTAAAAGTGGTAGAAGAAATGCTCGAAGTGCCTACACCTAAATTTCCGCAATGGACGCACCGAAAGGAATGGTATGGGTGGAAGGGAGATCAACTTTACGCATGGGTTCTCCGACTACTTGGACGCAACGAAGACGCAGAAGAGATCGAGCGCGAAACATTGGCAGGATCGAACAAGCCGAAAATATCACTAGTCCATGCAACGCGCGGAAGGCCGGTAGAGGCCGTGCAATGTATGACGCTATGGTTATCTCGCGCAACGCATCCAGAGCGCGTAGAGCATATCTTTGCGGTCGATCACGATGACGCCACGGTAGACATTCTAAAACGATTCCGATCTGTGACGCAAAAAGAGGGTGGTTTTTCCGTCGGAGCTTGGAACTTAGGAGCGTCAAAAGCGACTGGTGATATTATTATACAATTATCTGACGACTGGGAATGCCCGCCAGGGTGGGACGAGATGATAGAAAAGCGTCTCGACATTTCAAAACCGCAGGTGCTTCGGATTTCCGACGGCTACCGCAAAGATGAATTACTTTGCATGGCGATTCTTACGCGCAAATATTATGAGCAACATGGACTATTCAACGCAAGATTCCGAAACGTGTATTCCGATACAGACTTCACCTTTCGTGCCGCGAAGAATGGGGCGATTGTTGATGCTCGCGACATTGCTATCGTTCATCACCACCCGTTTTTTGAAGAGCGTCCGCTCGATGCGACATATCAACGTGGGAATGATCCGGCAGAGTATGAAAGAGCGAAGGGAATTTTTGAAGAACTCCACCCGAAATGAGTGACCGAACTACACCAGAGACAGATGACATCGCGCGTGGAAACCATGTCGTGCCGACCGAGTGGGCGCAGCAACTGGAGCGCGAGCGAGACGAGGCGCGGGATGATGCAGACCATTGGAAGATTGAATACGAAATAGTTGTATCTCGGTTGTGTGGAGTAAAACATGATCGTGATAATGGAGTTATTTTTGAACATGAAATCATTCCAAAACTACAACGCGAGCGAGATGAGGCGCTGGAGAAACTAAGTGCCAGATGGCAAAGTTTGCGCGATTCGCAGGATGAAGTTTTGCGCTTAACATTTGAAAATCGAGAACTAAGGAATTTGAGCAATGAATAAGGACGTCACTCTTATCGTCTTTGAAGGACTGAAATCTAGACACGAACAAAGCGGAAAATTATTTAACCACCTTTGCGGATTGGGTGGATTCGGTGATGCTGTTTACATCTCGGAGGACTGCACATATCAGCAAGCGATGCATTGGGAACTGGGCCGATTTGCCGACTATATCGACACTTCGCACGCGCTCATTTGCACTCACGACGGGTTCATTGCAAACCCGCATCTATGGCAGGATTCATGGCTCGAATACGACATGATTGGAGCGCCTTGGCCAGCATTCTGGAACGTCGGACATCGTGTCGGCAACACAGGATTCACGCTTCAGAGCATGAAATTCTTGGAGATGGCAGCGAAGGCTGAAGCACTTTGGAAGGGCGAAGCGGGAGATGTCTTTTTGTGTCGCACAATGGAGCAAGGCTTCCGCGACAACGGCATCAAATACGCGCCGGTGAGTGTAGCATCGGCGTTCTCTTGGGAGCATTACATTGAAGAAAACACGGCGGGGCCGGATCGTTCCTTCGGGTTTCACGGGTGGGTAGCAGGGAAAACGCGAGAACAATATTATACGTTTTGAACATCTTAATTGTTTACCATTTGAGACTCGGAGACATCGCGCGGTGCTTACCGATAGCAAAGCATTTCGCAGATCAAGGCCACAACGTGACGTTTGAATGTTTGCCGGAGTATCACGGACTTTTCGAGATGGTGGATTATTGCAAGCCGATCTATCCGCAAAACGACCACAGCGGATTTCATCGCATCATCAACCTTCAAATTTGGCCGGACTTGCACGAAGACTTTTGCGCGAGTCCGCTGGGCTGGAGCGACTACGTTTACGGACTTTTCCCGGAAGGCAAGGACATCGACAGGCAGATAGTGCTCAACTCGCCCGCAATAGTGACGCCGCCCGAACTCAAGTCATGGGTTCTTTGTTTTCCGACTGGATACAGCCAAGATAAAAAGATCGACGTTCGGGATGTTATCACCGTCGCGCACCAAGTAGCCAACGGCAGGCCCGTGCTTTGCGCTGGGAAGGCCGCCCACGGCATGGCTGAGTTCGACAGCATAGAATATATGTGCGCTTACATTCGGGACGCGCAAGAGGTGGTTACGATCAACACTTCGACCAGCATCCTTGCATCCGCACTTCGCAAAAGCTGGGTTCACATTTCGGATAGTCCAAAGCACGACTTCACGCACCCGAACCAGAGACGTATCGAGCGCAAGTTTTGACGCATCGTCCCCTTTGTGGGACTGCTCGACATTTTTACGAACGATTTAAGCGCGATAATGAATGAACTGCCATTGGCAGTTACGTTCGGAGAGCGCAATTTTCTTGCGAACCGGACAACATACCGACGCGACAACAGCCTGGCAGACGGCGGATTCATGGACTCCGCATCTATGACCATAACGGCGATCTACGACGCTTTCGTTCAGACCATTTCTCTCGGAGATGTTCTCGTTATCGGTGGGCGGCGCTTTCGAGTTACGTCCGCAGAGCTTTCCCAAGACGCAGTCAGCGTCGATTTCACGCTTGAGGACATTAACAAATGAGCATTTTCTTTCCCGAAGACGAAGGACGCGAAGTCCCAGAAGTAGACTATCAGCCAATTCTCCGCACCGAGTTGGTGACGGGGGCGGCTGGGCCGACCGGATCGCAGGGGCCATTGGGGCCAGCGGGGCCGGGTGTAGTTACGGGCGGCTTCACGGGGCAAGTGCTCGCGAAGAAAAGCAATGCGAACTATGACACCGAATGGGTAACAGGCGGCGGTGGTGGCTCTGCAATTTGGGGCGGCATTGCCGGCACGCTTTCAAATCAAACCGACTTGCAAACGGTTCTTGACGCCAAGGCTCCATCTTCCGGCATTTCACCTAATGCAATTTCGGGAACGGCAGTCATCACGACCGACTCACGCCTAAGCGATTCGCGCACGCCTACAGGCGCAGCATCGGGCGATCTTGGCGGGACGTATCCATCTCCAAGCGTTGTGAAATTGCAAGGGTTCTCAGTTGCGACGGCAGCACCTATAACGGGCCAATCTTTGGGGTGGACTGGATCGGAGTGGAGCGCAGTTACTCCTCTTTCAGTTGTATCTTGGGGAGCAATAACAGGAACACTTTCAAACCAGACCGACTTGCAAAGTGCGCTTGATACAAAGGCACTCAAGATAACGGCGATCACGGCAGGCACAGGGCTGACAGGCGGTGGAGACTTCTCCGCTTCGCGCACGATCTCGATGCTTGCAGACGTTCCTGCGGACTCACTAAATTTTAACGTAGCGGCAACCGAGGCGAATGCCGTCGGCAAGATGTTCTGGAACTCGACCGAAGGCGCTCCGCAAGTCGGGCTTGCAGGCGGCAACGTGAAGTTGCAAATGGGGTCGATGCTAGTGGCCTACGTTCGCAACGCAGAGGCAACAACGCTAAATAAAGGCGAGGTAGTCTATCTTTTCGGCGCAACAGGCAACCGCGCAAGCGTAAAAAGGGCATCCAATGTGGCTGATTCAAGCTCATCCAAAACTATTGGCCTTGTTGCCGAAAGCATTGGCGCAAACCAGAACGGATTCATAATCACTCAAGGCGTTCTCGACGGCCTTTCGCTTGGATCGCCGTACGCGGAAGGAGATTCCATTTATCTCGACACAACCCCAGGCGCATTTACCCGAGTTAAGCCAACGCAACCCGACCACATTGTTTTTATCGGCGTTGTAGAGCGAGCGAATGCTGGCAACGGCCAGCTATATATTCGACCGCAAAATGGATTTGAGCTTGAGGAACTGCACGACGTTCTTATCACTTCGCCAATTAACAACCAGACCATCCTTTGGAACTCAGCCGTTACGCTTTGGACGAACTCAACTTTGACCGTCGGAACAATCAGCGGACTCTCAGCGGATCTCAGCGGAAAGGTTACATCTGTCGGAGCCACGTCACCCATTGTTTCGAGCGGCGGCACAACGCCGACGATTTCGATGCCGGTAGCAACTGCGACGACAAACGGATACCTAAGCTCGACAGATTGGAGCACGTTCAATTCTAAACAGGCGTCAGGTGCTTACGTCACGTCAATTACAAGCGGCATCACCGGAGCAACGCAGCTAACTAACATGATGCAGATTACGGCTGCGGGATATAGTGCAATCACATCTCCGTTGGTAAATACGCTTTATATCGTTGTCGGATGATTTTAACAAATTCCACCGCAGCAAAAATAGGTGCAACCAATGTTGGCACAATAGCGTCTTCAACGGCAGCATTCCGCCAGTTTATGGTTTATGCCGCGACGACCCTTTCGTCGGTTATTTCTGGCACTATAGGACTTATTAAAAATGGGGCTGGTGCGCTTACGCTTAGTGGAAATAATACCTATACTGGCGCAACAATTGTGAATGCGGGAACTCTAAAAAATGGAAGCGCAAGTGCTTTTAGTAGTGGAAGTGCCTTAACTATTAATGCTGGCATTTTTGATCTCAATGGATTTAATGCAAGAGTTGCATCATTGGGAGTTGGCAATGCTGCTGGAACGAT